GATCCTAAGAATATCTTGCCCAGGCACGGTCCAGGTTCTGTGGCCACTGGTGAGCGTCTCGATAAAAAGTGGGTCTTTTCCCGCTTATATCGTGATATTCACTCAGTGTACCCCTACTATGAGTACTTCATGGTAGGGTATTCGACCGAGCTCAGCGATCGGGCCAAGTGGTACGGAGGCTTGACTCGTTTACACGAGGGTAAAGCCAAAGTAGTTCTTGTTCCGAAGGATTCACGTGGCCCACGTCTAATCTCTATGGAACCGCTGGAATACCAGTGGATCCAACAAGGTTTGAACGGGGCCTTAGTACGCCACCTAGAGGATAATATCCTCACACGTGGTCGTATTAATTTTCATGATCAGGAGGTTAATAAGTCTCTTGCTCTGGAGTCATCCAGACATCAGGCTTATTGTACTCTTGACTTGAAAGACGCGTCTGACCTGGTCTCGAAAGATCTTATTGAACTCCTCTTCCCTGAGGTGCTTCAAAAGTTCTTTCTTGCCGTAAGGTCCCACACAACAGTCCTCCCATCTGGGGAGGAGTTGACCCTTAAAAAGTATGCCCCCATGGGATCAGCAGTATGCTTTTCCGTTGAGGCTTTACTTTTCTGGGTCATTTCTACTGTTGCTGTGGCCGACCATTTCGGTTGGAGTCACAGTGAAGTCGCCGATCTTGTCTACGTCTATGGTGACGATATTATCGTTCCCACAGTTTGTTTTGACAAGGTCGCACAGTACTTGGAAAGCTTTGGCCTCGCGGTCAATGCTCAGAAGTGCTGTGTGAACGGTTTATTTCGTGAGAGCTGTGGCACTGACGCTTACAACGGCGTCGATGTCACTCCTCTCAAGATGTCTACCGTTTGGTCAACGGACCCACGATCCTCGGAGTGCTTAGCTAGTTACTCCGCTTACGCCAATTCGTTGGCAGAAAGGGGTTTCTATGCCGCATCTTGCTTTGTCCGGGCTCAGCTTAGAAAACATATGGGAGTTCTCCCATACGGTACTTCTAGTGCTGGATACCCTTGCATTGCAGTGGATACTGTTCAGGAAGCCGTCCTTCTCAATGAGAAGGCCGGTATTCGTGTCCAATGGTCCACCCGATTCCAGCAGTATAGGGTCCGAGTCAGATGCTCAACGCATCAAACTCGAAAAACAACCTTAGACGGCTGGTCGCGCTTGCTCCGCCACGTTTGTGGCTTAACTGGGCGCGATCCGGATCGTGTAGTGCTTTCTAGAAGCACTCAAATGAGATGGCAGTGGAGATTTGTCCGAGAGGACAAAGTCACTGGGGACCACCCCTTTGTCAACTTCACCGCACTGCGTGACGTAAGCCACGCAGCTCTAGCTTAGAGATCTCTCTCTAGATG